TAAGCCGGTTGTGCGTATCGTAGAACAACCCGCTGTTTCGCGTAGGGTTTCCGAGAAGAAGCGTCGTCGCATTGTGGCCCGACATAGAACCGGACGCAGCTTCGTACACACTCTCCGGGATACCGGACGCTTCGTCGGCGACGAGCAGCACGTTGTCGGCGTGGATACCCTGCAACGCTTCTGGTGTTTCAGCGCGGCTCGTTCTGGCGGAGATAAACGCTTCACTGGCTGCGGCCTTCAATTCAATACGGTCGGCCTTCACCTCGATCAGAACCTTCAGCACTTCGGGCAGTTCATTCACCCATCGCTTCAGTTCCGCGAACATCGCATCGAACAACTGGGCTGATGTCGGCGCAGTCACAACCACCTTCACCGGATACCGCGTCAGGAAGTAATGCAGCATGGCCCAGCTTGCGGCTGTAGACTTACCGACACCGTGGCCTGAGCGGACGGAGATACGGCGTTCGCCAGAACTAATCGCCTTCAGAAACTCGATTTGCCACGGGTCCGGTTTAGTCCTTAGAATATCGCGCACGAACCCGACGGGATCATCGCGGTACTTCTTCAGAAACTCCAAAAAGAAGTTTGGTTCAGATTTCGTCATTCTTATCTCCCCTGATTACACGTGCGATTGTTTGGTGACTTACCGTGATACCATGACGCTTTGCTACGATAATAGCAATATCGCGGTAGCTATGGCCTTTAACGCGTGCGGCTTTCATTGTAATTAGCGCGTCCTGCGCGTTTGGCTCTGGGTGCAGCTTGGCCTTGCGGCCTGTGCCTGACTTCTTAAAGCCGAACGGCACTTTGCCACCGACGTATCCGCCTTGTGACTTCTTGGCCCTCTTACCGGCGGTGACACGTTCTCTGATACGGCGGCGCTCCTCCCCGGAGAAGACGGCCATGATCTCTAGCATGAAGCGTCCGTTTGGGTTGGCCTTGTCCATAACATTACCGTAGCCGTTGATGATTAGGTTGATGTTGGCCCCCTCCCAGTCGCCGATGACATTGAGCGCGTCCCGCGCATCGCGGAACATACGATCCAGCTTCGATACGATGACGGTATCGCCAGGCCGGAGGAACGCCAGCTTGCAGCCTTCTTCTCGGCGTAGCAGTGGTACGCCGCCGGAGACGCCCCGCTCTTCATAGATATGGTCTAGTTCCAAGTTGTGCGTGAGCGCGATGCCTTGGATTTGGCGTGCTTGGTCGTCGAGCGATGTGTTCTCGATCTGGTCTTCAGTCGAGACGCGTGTGTACCCATAAACTGCCAACGTATTTCTCCCGTTTTTTGTTGTGCAGCACTGTTACACTTTATTGTTACAGTTTGGCAAGCAAAAAAGTTCAGAATTTTTTTGGCTGGGGGATCAAAAACAAAGGAGTACGGGGGGTGGGGGGCACACCTCGATGTCTGTTTAGTTATACGTACGTACCCCCCGCGCAAGGCGGGGGCGGGGGGGGGTAAATTGAAAGCACCCCCTCCCCCCTATAGCTAAAAAAGCACGCAATTCTGCGGGTTACAGGGTGTAACAGTGTATTAGTGAGCGACCAAATGGTGTCAGAGGCGCACAAGAATCGAGACGGCCTGGTCTCTATCCACCGGGTTGAACCGGAACCATGTTCCTGTCGCATTATAATATATAGGCAAGGCAATCACATTCGAATGTGATTCGATTGTTGACAATTGTTTTCAATTGAGTCGATTGACTAGACCGGCCGGTTGTTCCTATCGTTAACGCGTCATCAACAAAGAGGGAATGACAATGGCTTTTGATTTATCACAATATATCCCGTTCAACGTGTTTGCGATGATATGGGTTGTCTGCATGTTGGCTGGCGTCGCATTCGCTGGCCGTAACAATAAAGGGGGGAAGTAACATGGCAAAGTTATCAGCAGACGAACAAATGGCAGTAACCGCAGGGTATGATGAGGGCGAACGTGTTCAGCGCGCCTGTGGCAAGGCGCAATACATCAACCCGCATCTCTGGTCATCGCGCCTGTGGGAAGCCTTCGAGTTCGGTTACTATCTGCAAGAAAAGGGGCGTCCACTGCGCTCATATGAGCGCGGGCGCGGCAACGTATTCCGCAACGCCGATGGTTTCGAGTTCAAGCTGCACTATGGCAAGGGCAAGAACAGCTTCGGCATTAGCCGCGTAAACTAACACCACCGGAGCGCGGAGCAATCCGCGCCGAGGATGGCGCTAGTGCCAATTAGAGGGAAAAACCAATGACATTCGTTACACAAGCCATAGAGACCAAATATCTTGGCGCGACCAACACCAAAGGCGGACGCATTAAAGCGACAGCATGGGCTGGCAGCGTCACCGTGCCATATGACCATGCGTTGACCGTTGGCGGCAATCACAAGGCCGCTGCGGACGCCCTGATTGCTAAATTCGTTTGGGCTGGCACGTTTGCCCAAGGCGGTAACGCAAAGGGTGACGGTTATTATTTTGTCAACATTGAGGGAGCGTAACCAATGGCACTGGTATACAGATCATCGCGCAGCGAGATATGGGAAGTCATCGAAGACTACGGTTCTGACTTCTATGTCTACGTCAACGGCAAGCACGTCCGCACCTGCCCATCTATCGACATGGCAAGGGCGTGCGCGTCATGAAGGTGCTAGTCGCTTGCGAATATAGCGCCACCGTCCGCGATGCGTTTCGCGCCAAGGGCCACGACGCTTGGTCATGTGACCTGTTGCCGACCGACGGTGACCCGCACTGGCATATCCAAGGCGATGCGCTGGCTATCGTCAACGGACACGCATGGGATTTGCTAATTGCCCACCCGCCTTGCACCTATCTAACCAATAGCGGCGTTACATGGCTGCACAAAGACCCGACACGTTGGGCAAAGCTGGATGAAGGCGCTGCCTTTTTCAAGGCGCTGTTAGACGCGCCTGTTGAACGCATAGCGGTAGAGAACCCAATCATGCACAAGTACGCCAAGGAACGCATTGGAGGCGTCAAACAGACGCAGACCATCCAGCCCTATCAATTCGGGCATTTGGAGCAGAAAGCGACCTGCCTATGGTTGAAGGGCCTACCGCCGCTAAAGCCAACGTCCGATCTGAAAGCGCAGACTAAGGCGTTGCCTGACAACGAGCGCCAGCGCCTGCACTATCTGCCACCGTCCGCCGATAGGTGGAAGCTGCGCAGCACAACATACAAAGGCATTGCAGACGCAATGGCTAATCAATGGGGAGAGTTATAATGATTAAACCACAACAGGCCGCGCCATTAGGCCGGAACCACCGGGTAAGTTCAGACCAGGCTTGGCCGCTACGCAATTCGGCGGGCCTGACCTTTGCAGAAGCCAAACGCCTTAGAGAGCAGGAGCAAAGCAAATGAACGATAACGACGATGAACCGTTCGACCGATACACCGAACGCGCAAGCGCCACCTTGGCCTACCGCCTGATGGAGTATCTGGAGTTTCTTGGCGTGATAACAGACGAGCATGTCTGCTATCTGCGCTACCCTCCTATTGAATTGATCGAAGACGCCGAGAAAGCATTGAAGGACGAGACATGACAAGTGAAGAGTTTAAGGCAACACGCGAGAAGCTAAACATGACGCAAGGGCATCTCGCCCGCAAGATCGGGCTGTCCGAACGGTCGATAAGATACTATGAGCAGGGCGGGCGTTCAGTGCCCGCTCCAGTCTCTATCCTCTTAGAGACGTTTCTAAGGGGTCTGGAGCGTGCCTAGCTATAATCGTGACCGTAACCTAGCAATCGCCCTATATGCCTCTCTATGGGCTTTATACGGGCTTATAGAGGCATATAGGCTATGACATGGCGTTCTATTGTCTGGTGTCTGATAGGTGGGCCGTATGTTTTCGCCCTCATGTTAGCCCCCGGAGCGTTTGTGGCGGCATTGGTGGCGTTGCCCTTCTATCTATTGGGCAGCGGCTGGCAAATCGCCTTCGCATCCACCGCATTTGCCACGGCACTGGTCTTGGCGGTATACTTAACACGGCTTGTTATTCAGCATGAAAAGGAAATAGACGATGGCCGGACATATTAAACGACGCACCATTGCGTCAAACTTAGACAAGGTTGGCGAGACCGTTCTGCTCGAGAAGATTGCTTCCGGCATGACGATGGCTGGCCTCGCCCGTGAACTCAACATCAGCAACCTGTCCCTCTATCATTGGATACGCAAAGACCCAGACAGGGAGGAGCGGTTCAAGCAGGCGCGGGCAATCGCGGCGGATCAATGGGCGGACGAGTGCCTCGACATTGCCGACGCCTCGGACAACGTATCGGCTAACGCTGACAGGCTCAAGATCGAAGCGCGTA